TGTGGCTAAGTATCTTGGCCTTGCCATTTGATGAGATATGATATATAATTAATTTTTTAAAGGAGAAATATATTATGAATATAAGTAGTGAAACAGTTGCCGTTCTAAAGAACTTTTCTGATATCAACCAAGGTATCGTTGTTAGTCCTGGTAACAAAATTCAAACTATCTCTACACTTAAAAATATTTTGGCAGAAGCTGAAATCGGTGAGAAGTTTGAACAAGAATTTGCAATCTATGATTTGCCTGAATTCTTACGAGCAGTTGACTTGTTTGACAAAGCAAGTTTGAACTTTAATGGTGGTCAAAAACTGACTATTAAAGATGCTAATGGTAAGCAATCAATCAAATATTATTTTGCAGATAAATCAGTTGTAGTGGCGCCAACAAAGCCTATTACAATGCCAGATAAGTTTGTAACATTCCAACTTACCAAAGAGATGTTTACTAAACTTATGAAAGGTGTTAACACACTTGGTCTACCAGATGTGGCCGTTGAAGGCGATGGTAGTACAATCAAGTTGATTGCATTAGACAAAAAAACTCCATCTTCAAATGATTATTCAATTGAAGTAGGTCAATCAGACAAAACTTTTAAGGCATATTTCAAAACTGAAAACCTTAAAATGATTATGGGCGACTATGATGTGGCGATTTCTCAAGCGAAGATTTCACACTTTGTAAACAGAAACCAAAAAGTACAATATTGGATTGCTGTTGAACCTGATAGTGAATTTTAAATTATGAAACAATTGAGGAGTATATTATGTCAGAAGAGTATTTGTGGGTCGAGAAATATCGGCCACGAAAAATTAAGGATTGTATCCTTACAGAAAGTCTAAAAGAAACATTTTCAGAGTTTCTTAAACAAGGCGAAATACCAAATCTGTTATTAAGTGGTTCTGCCGGTACAGGTAAGACTACTGTTGCTCGTGCTTTATGTGAAGAAATGGGTGCTGATTATATCATCATCAATGGTTCAGATGAAGGCCGACAGATTGATACATTAAGGCACAAGATTAAAAACTTTGCCTCTACAGTATCATTAACAGAACAATCAAACCATAAAGTGGTGATTGTAGATGAGGCAGACTATATGAATGCCGAGTCCGTTCAACCTGCCTTGCGTAACTTCATTGAAACATTTTACAAGAACTGTAGATTTATATTTACTTGTAACTATAAGATGAAGATTATACCTGCTTTACATAGTCGTTGTACTGTTATTGATTTTGCAATTAAGAATGGTCAAAAGGTTAAAACTGCCAAGGCATTTATGACTAGACTATCTGGTATTCTTAAAGATGAACAGATTAAGTTTGACCCAAAGGTTCTTGCAGAACTAATACAAAAACATTATCCAGACTTCCGTAGAACTATCAATGAACTTCAAAGATATTCTGTACGAGGTGAGATTGACACTGGTGTATTGTTTAATTTATCTGAAAGTAATACCAAAGAACTTATGTCTAGTTTAAAAGACAAAAAGTTTAATGATATGCGAAAGTGGGTTATCAATAACTTAGATAAAGAACCATCATCTTTATTTTCTACAATCTATAATAATCTATACGAGGCACTTGAAAAAAAATCAGTACCTCAAGCAGTATTAATTATTGCAGGTTATCAATACAAAGCAGCCTTTGTTGCTGACCAAGAAATCAATATGGTTGCATGTCTTACCGAGATTATGGCAAACTGTAATTTTAAATAGAGGGTGTAATGGTAAAAGGCATTGGTTACCTAGACTATTGTAAAGATAGACTAGATGAAGGCCATAGAACTCAAAAGACCAAAGACGGCACTGGCTATGAAGAAGCTGGTCAAGAACGATTTGTATTATACTTTGGCAGGTCACACATTAAAGATTTTGAAACAGGTGTACTTGCAAGAGGTGAATTAAAAATCGGTCAGGCCAAATTTCTTAGTGCCGTAATGCGAAGTAGAAACCAACCAGGAAATGATTTCAGATGTTATGTAGAGATTGTATTATCTTCAACATTAGAAACATATGAAGCGGAAGGTATTGTAAAAAAATTATACAAAGGCAGACGAATACAGTTAACACAAAATCAACAAGAACTATATAATATAAGAGATGACGAACTAGAAGATGTTGTAAATTTTGTATTGACTAAATTGCCTTTCAAACCGAAAGAGATTAAATATTATGTATGAATTGAAAGATTATCTAAACTCTATCAACTACAGTAAAGAACCTTTACTTGATAGTGAAGACACCGAATGGACTAAGAAGTATGCACCATTCATTATTAACAAGTGTGTATCTATGCATTATGATACCGTGATGAATGCTAATGAAATGAATGGTTATCATTTCTTACCAAAAACAATGCAATTTCATTATCTTATAAATAGTATCCGAAAGAAGAAGCGATTTGGTGGCAAGTGGTTATCACAAGCCAAACTAAAGGACATGGATATAGTGAAAGAGTATTATGGTTACAGTAACACAAAAGCAAAAGAAGCTCTCAACCTATTGTCTAACGACCAAATTGAAAGTATAAGAATAAACCTTTCTAAGGGTGGGAGAAAAAGAAAATGAGCGAAGAAATTATAAGTTGGTCGGCTAGTGATATGTTAGAGGTCACTATCTCACAACCAGATGATTTTTTAAAAATCAGAGAAACATTAACAAGGATTGGTGTTGCTAGTCGTAAAGACAAAACATTATACCAATCATGCCATATTTTACACAAGCAAGGCAAGTATTACATTACACACTTCAAAGAGTTGTTTGCCTTAGATGGTAAAAAATCTACTTTAGTAGAAAACGATATTCAACGAAGAAACACTATTGCATTATTACTACAAGATTGGTCATTAGTTGCAATTGTTGATACTAAAAAAGTAGAAGAAAAAGCACCACTAAGCCAAATTAAAGTATTACCATTTAAAGAAAAGAATGAATGGAACTTGACTGCTAAATATAACATAGGCAAAAAGATTGAAGGAACTGATGGCGGAAATGTTAGTACCAAAGTTTAAAGATTTTTTATCAGAAGCAAAAAAAGAACAACCTTTTCTAAGATTACTCATCGTAACAGATGAACCTGAAGAGGCGAAGACTTTTCATACGGCTGATAGACTACAAGAGGAGTGTGATAAACTAAAATATCCACACTACTTGTTTAAACTTACTGGTGGTTACACAACGCTAGAAGACGGTGTTCGTAGATTTCATAACAAAGACGACAAAAAAGGTTTTGAAATCGACAAGAGAACTGTTGCTATTATTCGTGGTAGTATTACCAGAAAAGATAGTTGGATGGACTTTGTTTCTATTTTAGAAAAAGAAGAAGTTTGTCTAGTTAATAATAGACAGTGTATTTCAATTTGTGCTGACAAGTATAGAACTTCATTAAGACTTGCAGATTATGGTTTAACAGAACCAAAAACCTTTTTAATAAACGACCCCGAAAAATCAGTAGAACAAGTAGAGAATGCTGGTCTTAAATTTCCTCTTATCTTAAAAACTTTAAGAGGTAGTAAAGGTGTTGGTGTATTGTTTGTTGAAAGTGCTAAGTCATTAGACAGTATTGTACAACTAATACACAAACAAGATGAAGACGCAGATTTATTGGCACAACAATATATTAAAACAGACTATGATGTTAGAGTACATGTATTAGGTGGTAAAGTTATTGCAGCTATGAAACGACCAGTTATTGAAGGAGATTTCAGGTCAAATGTATCACAAGGTTCAGAACCAGAAAACATTGAATTAACAGAATTAGAAATAGAAGAAAGTCTTAGAGCTGCTAAAGCAGTAAACGGGACATGGTCGGCAGTTGATTTTATACCTAGTAAGAATAGAGATAAAGAACCGCCATTTATGCTAGAGGTGAACTCATCACCTGGAACTGAGGGAATTGAAGATGCGAGTAATCAGAACATATCTCGTGAGGTTATCCAGCATTTTGCTGATAAAAGAAATAGATATACTACTCCAACGGAGTGTGGCTACAAAGAAGTGGTCACAATCAAACCTTTTGGAGAAATTGTTGCTAAGTTTGACACTGGTAATTCAGGCATGCCTGTCATACATAGTGATAAGTTTTCGGTATCTGGTAGACAAATTAGATGGTCTCTTCTCGGCAAAACAATAACTTCTGATATTGTTCGTAAAGAAGAAATCAAAGTTGGTGGCCTAAGAGATTATGATGAAGACCGATATGTCGTAAAACTAGATGTAGAATTCGCTGGTGGTTTTTACAAAGATGTAGAATTTACCATTGATGATAGAGAAGATAGAACACCTATTCTTCTTGACCGTGCATTTATGAATACATTAAATGTCATGGTAAACCCACAAAGAAAATATGTAATAACAACGAAATACAGCTTGCCAAATTAGGTCAGTTGTGTTATAATGTTTAAATAATGAAGGAGTGAGTATGAAGAATATTAAGATAATTCGTTTGGCAACAGGCGAAGATGTAATTGGTGATATCGAAGTGACGGATACCGAAGTTAAGGTTAAAAAGTCTTTCGTATTGATACCAAGACAACAGGCACCAGGACAACCTGTGCAATTGATGTTGTCACCATGGCAACCATATACAGATGATGCCGAAATCACAGTAGATAAAGATAAAGTTATCACTATGATTAATCCTAAAAAAGATATTGCAGATAACTATGCTGAAAATACTTCAGGTCTTATCAAAGCAACACCATCACAATCAAAACTTATAACTGAAGCAAAACTGCCGAAAGTATGATAACCATTTTCTTTCACAGAGAAGTGGGGGAAGTTACTTATGTCCAGAAAGTTAAAGTACCAGAAGGAACGACACTCATGGAGGCCGCTAAATTTCACTCGGATCCTCCCATTGAAGAAATACCAGCAACTTGTGGTGGTACTTGCTCGTGTGGTACTTGTCATGTTTATATTGGAGATATGTGGCTTGACAAACTTGGTAAAATAGATTATAATACTCCTGAAATCGACTTATTGGAATATAAGAAAGGTTACAAGCCAGGTGTAAGCAGGTTGGCCTGTCAAATTGAATTGAATAAAGACCATAATGGTCTAATTGTTATGTTGAGGAATGATGAACTTTTATAAAAATGTTATAGAACACCGTGGTAAACTTCTTGTACGAGGTATTAAGAATGGTAAAGATTATAAACAGAGAATGGATTTTATGCCAACTCATTATTCTCTTACTAATGAAAAATCACCATACAAAAATCTACAAGGTCAAAACCTAAAACCTTTTACTTTAGATAATATCTTTGATGCTAGGCGTTTTCGTAAAGAGATGACCGAGATGAGGTCGCCTGTTTATGGTTTAGAAAGATATCACTATCAGTATATCGGCCAAGAATATCCTAAAGATATTGAATGGTCAAAAGATTTGATTAAGATTTTCACAGTTGATATTGAAACAACTTGTGAAGCAGGTTTTCCTGATGTAGAAAATCCACAAGAAACAATTATTTGTCTTACAGTAAAAAATCAATCTAACAAACAAATCATTACATGGGGTATCGGCGAATACAAGAACGATAGACCAGATGTAACTTATGTTTATTGTAAACATGAGAAAGAATTAATATTTCAGTTTATGAAATTCTGGATTAAAAACTATCCCGATGTTGTCACTGGTTGGAATTGTAAATTCTTTGACATGCCATACTTGATGAACAGAATTAAAGCAATTGCAGGTAGTGAAGTGGCAAACAAAATGTCACCTTGGAATATTGCAGAAGCAAAAGAAGTCAGAACACAAGGTCGTGTACAAACTGTATATGATATCAAAGGTGTTGCTGTACTAGATTACCTCGACTTGTACAAGTGGTTTATACCAACAAGGCAAGAGAGTTACAAACTAGATTTCATTGGCGAACTAGAACTAAAACAACCAAAGAATGAAAACCCTTACGGCACATTCAAAGAATTTTATGAGAAAGACTTTCAAAAGTTTGTCGATTACAACATACAAGATGTTGAGATTGTTGATAAACTAGAAGATAAACTTGGTCTTATTGACCTGTCACTTACTGTTGCATATGAAAGTAAGGTAAACTATGATGATATATTCTCACAAGTTAGAGTGTGGGATACCTTGATTGCAAACTATTTGATGGAGAGAAAGATATGTGTACCACCTAGAGAAGAACACACAAAGGATTCCAAGTATGAGGGTGCATATGTAAAAGACCCTATACCTGGTCAACACAAGTGGATGGTTTCATTTGATATCAACTCTCTATATCCACATATTCTTATTCAATACAATATCTCACCAGAAAAACTATATGGTTCTCACGATACTATTCCTGGTGTTGAAAAGATGCTTCACAAAAAACTTGATTTAGATTTTCTTAAAGAG